TATTTTCCGCCTATTAAAGGCGGAATACCAAAAACCATAGCAAAAATGACTCTTCTGCGCAGTAAATTAGCTATATTTTACCCTAAATACTTCCAAGACTGGTAATATTAGTATATATGTATACTAAGAACTGGAAGTATTGGAAACCATAGTCTATATTTACCATGTGGATAACTCAAAAAACTCGCCAAATACAAATGGCTTTAGACTGGGCTTTATAGCTTGTGGATAAGTCTTTGAAAATTGGAAATTATTTAGCCTAAAGACTTCCAGTATTGGTAATACTTAGTAGACTAGACTATAGTCTATAGACTTATAGCCCACTAGCTAGGGATAAGTCTATAGTCTATAGGGATATACGGGTGTGGGAAAGTACAAAAAGTGCTAAAAACTCCTAAAAAGTGACAAAAAGTCTTAAAAAGTGACAAAAAGTCTTAAAAAGTACCAAATTTAATATTTTAACAAAAATCTTTAAAGAACTTTAAAATAACTGTTGACACGATAATCTAATCATGGTATTATGTATGAGTCGGACGTCACGACTAGTACATGGACGGGGAACGGTGGCGGCAATGAACTTTTATAATTTAATATTGAAAGGATGTGTTTAGTATGAAAAAGGTTATACTAAGAACAAAAGCAAAGGGGAAGAGCGGCAAACCGTTCTTTGTGGCCAATGAATGCGAGGTAGTATTAGACACCAAATATCATCACGTGGAGTTTGTGGCAAGCTTTACAGACAAGGACGGCGAAGAAGTAAAGTTTCCAGAACTTAAACTAAAACCAGACGAAGTGCAGCCGTTAGTAATAGCACTTGGGGAACTGTTACAGTCTAAGGACTTCGAGTCACTTCTAAAGGACTACAAAGCAAGCAAGACGGACACAAAGGACACGGCAAAGTTGAAAGCATTGGAGGCCGAGAATAGCATATACAAGGATAAGCTGGAAAAACTAGAAGCTAAGTTGGATTTACTACTAAAACAAGACACAAAGGAAGAACCAGAGGACGACAAGGACGAGGACGCCGATGCACTAGCGGCAATATATGAGATGGTGAATAAGACTCTACCTAAGAAAGCAAGGAGAACTAAGAAAAAAGACTAAATACTTAAAGAGGACATATGTCCTCTTTTTTCTATGCTTTTTTATACCCCATACCCGTATGGGGTATGACCTGAGTCAAAAATCCACATACCCCCGCAGGGTATAGCAGCTCCACCCCCATGCCATATAACCCTCGTTCTCTACTCCTACAAAAATATATATATATATATATAATGCCTCCAAATGTTTCCCCATTGACAACTCTTCCCCTGTGTGGTAGGATGGATTCCTAGATGGGTTGCATGACCGTGCATACGACTAGGGCTCTATTTGTTGCCATTTTGCAATCCTTCTTAGGTTTATAAGACTAATATTTAATCCCCCTAGATTAAATTATATTTATATCAATAAATTCTGAGGAGCGTAAGCTCCTCCGTTTTTTTTTTATAAAAATTTTTATAAAATTTTTTTTATTTTTTATTACCATATTTTAACAGTTGAGTAGCTATTAGAGAGGCTAAGAATGGTAGGCTCTCATGTAGCTGTGTGGCATCTTCAGGGTTGTCGTGGAAATGGGTTTCTAGGTAGAGGGTTGATGCCTTTGTGGCTTTGAGTTCGTAGAGGTCGGTTCTAGGGGCTATTCTAGCTAAGCCTAGGGCGTTGCGGAACTCTTTGGCTAATTTTGCCATTTGAGAGTTTGAGGGGTAGTGCATTATTAGGTGTCCTTTTGATGTGCCCTTGAAAGCGTTGGTGTGGAGGGGGATGTGGAGGATTGTTTGGTAGCCTTTAGATTTGAATTCGTCGTACATTGTGTTAGCCTCTTTGACGATGTTTGTTAGTTTTTGGCTTGTGGATAGGTGTGGGTGTTGTGGTTGGATGATGTGACAGGCTACTCCAGTGTAGTGGTATAGATAGCCTTGGATTAGGGAGGCTAGGTGGTTGCAGTGGGCTTCTTCGCTGCCGCAGATGAGGCAGTGGTTTTCGGGTTGGGTGGATGGGGATAGGGTTATTGCTAGTTTTTTGTTTGACATTTGTATCTCTCCTTTTATTTTGATAGACTATAGTTTATCATTTTTTGATTACTTTGACAAATGGGTGGTGGCGTGATAATATTTTTGTGTGGGGGTGATGGATTGGGTAAGAAGGATGAGTATAAGGCTAGGATAGATAGTGAGGAGCTTGGTGTGTTTGAGGGGTTTTATAGAGATGTTGGGGTTGAGGACTTTGATGAGTTGGTTAGGGAGAGTGAGCCTGCGAGTAGGGAGCTTAGGGATGAGGATGTTGCTGAGTTGCTTGGTTTTGACTGTGGGCTTGGTGTTGGCGTTATTAGGGGGGCTGATGCACACGGGTGCGAGGGCGATGGCTCGGTTGAGATGGAGGAGAAAGAGGAAAGTGGGCTGAAGAAGGCGGTTAAGAAGGCGTTTACTGAGTTTGAGAGTATAACTTCGGGGATGCCGATGAGTATAAAGCAGGAGAATTTTTTGAGGGCGTATGTTAAGTGTAAGAATTTGAGTAAGGCTAGGACTGTTGCGGGGGTGACTAGGTCTGAGTATAGCGGTTGGGTTGGTAAGGAGACTGCGTTTGCTGAGGCTGTGAAGGGGGTTACTGAGTTTGTGGCGGACTTGCTTGAGGATACGGCTTTGGAGATGGCACTTAGTGGGAATGAGAAGTTGCTGATTAAGATGTTGGAGGCGTATAGACCTGAGAAGTTTTCGCCTAAGAAGGCTATTGACGTTAGTACTCGTAGTGATGTGAATATTAATGTGAATAACTGGTCTGAGCTTGCTAGGAAGGCTATGGAGGCTGAGAGAAATGCTATTGATGTCGAGGTTATTGGAGAGGATGAGAAGGATGACGTTCCAAGATTGCTTGAAGAAGGGGATGGGTTCGGGATTTAATGTGGTGCTGACTTATGGTACGTTTGATTGTTTGCACTATGGGCACATTGAGTTGTTAAGAAGGGCGAGGGAGCTCGGGGATTACTTGATTGTGGGGCTGAGTGTGGACTTGTTTAATTATGAGAAGGGGAAGGTTGCTAGGTTTGGTTATGATGAGAGGAAAGAGTATATTGAGCAGTTAAGGTGTGTGGACTATGTGTTTCCCGAAATTACATGGGGACAGAAATTGGGAGATATAAAGTCTTATCATGCCAATACTTTGGTTATGGGGGATGATTGGGCAGGGAAGTTTGATGATTTGCCTGTAGAGGTGGTTTATCTGCCTAGGACTGAAGGTGTGTCTAGTACTTTGATAAGGGGGAAGAGTGTTGAAGATTAATTTTATTAGGGCGTCTGATAGGTATAAGTTTGCTGTGGCTACGATTGTAGAGCCTATAGCGAGGATTTTAGAGACTTATGCTGACGTTGAGGTTGAGACTGACGTGTATAAGGCTGAGGATGATGCGGTGAATGTGTATTCGTTTTTTGACGAGGGTTATCTGACTGAGGTTGGAGGGTTGAAAGGCGTGACTGTGCACTTACCACATGGGGCAGCGGATAAGGACTATCTGACTGCTGAGAGGATGGATATGTTTGACTATTGTGTGGTGACTGGTGAGTATCATAGGGATAAGTTGATTACGGAGGGGTTGTCTGCTGAGAGGATTATTCTTGGTGGGTTTACGAAGTTTTCAGTGCTTAATATCTTAGACGACACCTATTCGTTTAGAAAGTTGAAGCCTTTTACAGTGCTGTATGCACCTACTCATGGAGGGGATAATAAGGCTAATTTGTGTAGTCTTGAGCACTCTAAGAATGGGGATATAGTTGCGGAGTTAGAAGGTAATGGGTTTGAGGTTGAGTCTAGTTTGCACCCTAATGAGGCTGAAGACCATAGGTGTACTACAGATTTACTTATTAAGGCTGATGTTGTGGTGTCTGATTGTTCTAGTATAATCTATGAGGCTTGGCATTTAAATAAGCCTGTAGTGTTTTTGGATTGGATGGTTAAAGGCTTTATTGCTCAGCATTATCCTAAGTCTGCTGAGAATGAGATTTATACTAAAGGTATAGGTAGGCACGCTAATAATATGATAGATGCTATAAAGATGATAAGAGAGGCTGCAAAGTATGGCATAACTTATGATGAGAAGGATATGTTAGATAAGATTAGCAGTTTAAGTCTTAGGTTTAGAGCACCTAATATTATTGCTAAAAGTTTAGCTACTATAGGAGGATTGATGAAATGAGAATAGCTATTTTGTCTTCACTGATTTATCATCAGGTGAAGGAGCACCATGGGTATGACAGAGTTGTTTGGGGTGGTGCAGAGAGGTATATGTTAGAGTTGTGTAACCACATTAAGAGTCTTGGACATACTGTTGAGTTGTTTCAACAGATTAATCCTGAAGGTGCCGATGTTAATAATATTAGGAATGTGGGGTTGATATACAAGGACTTTTGTGGGTTTAAGGTTACTTGTTTTCCTAGCATTGACTATACTAATGCTTATGGGACATTCCCTAACCTTAATGCTACTTTTAATGAGTATGCTGAGAACCATGACTTGAGGATTTATTTTGTGACTAACCTATGTTATCCACAGGTTAAGTTGCCTGCTGTATCTATTAGCCATGGGGTGTTTTGGGATTATCCTACTGCTGTTCAGAATACGAGCTATACTGACGAGCAGAAGAGGATTTTCTTTGAGAGGCAGATGTATGGGTTTACTGCACCGTCTGTTTGTGTGGCGGTGGATTATAACGTGAAGAATGTTGTTAGGGCTATAGCACCTGGTAAAGAGACTAGGACTTTAGTAATACCGAACTTTGTAGACACTAATCACTTTAAGCCTAATACTACTAGACCTATTCCATGCGAGCCTGATGGTAAGGACTGTACAGTGTTGTTCCCTAGAAGGTTTGTGTCTGTGAGAGGGTCTAATGAGTTTTTGTACTCGTCAATAAAGAACCCACACATACATCATTTAGCTGTAGGTCAGCCTAATAGTATGGCTAAACAGGCTAGTATGGGTGCTCATAAGTCTATAGAGTGGAGTCACTGTGAGCCTAAGGATATGCTTGAGTTTTATGATAGGGCTGACATGATGGTTGTTCCTACTAAGTCTAGTGAAGGGTTGTCGCTATCCTTGCTAGAAGGCATGGCTTGTGGTATACCTATAATTACTACGATGAATGGCGGGTTGTCTACTGGAATTATACCTGGATATAATGCGATAACATATGACCAAGATTTTGTGTCTTTGCATGAGGTTATAAAAGACTTGGCTCAAGAGAAAGACTTGAGAGCTAAGCTAAGAAAAAATGCTGTAGAGACTGCGAAAGAATTTGATATAGAAGGTTGGAAGTATAACTGGACACACGTTTTAAATGGATTTTAAAATATAAGGGGGTGTTACTGTGAAACTACCTAAAGTACCGAATGACTCAATATCTCACCCAGAGCACTATAACAACCACCCATCAGGGGTTGAGTGTAAAGAGATAAGTAAGTGGTTCTCTCATCCGTTAGCGTCAGCTATAGAGTATATATGGAGAGCAGAACTGAAACATGAGAGTCCTGAAGAGGATATTAGAAAGGCTATATTTTGGTTACAAGAGTATCTTAGTATGATGGAGGAGGCGAAGTCTATTGAGTGATATAGAGATTTATGACCCGTTTGCAATAGGAGGCTCAGACTTAAAAGAGGATAGTATGTTTCATAATCCTGAGGTTGTTGCCGATAAGATAGGTGAAGTTAAGCACAAGAAGGATAAGCCTAAGAAAAAGAAACCTGAGCCTAAGAAAGAAGAGCCTGTAATTACTTGGCAGGAAGAGGCTGAAGAAGCACTTGCTGAGGTTGAGTTACCTGTTGAAGATGATGGGTTCGGCATATGAGCTATACAGCGATGATGAACACTGCTAGGAAAAATCCTGAGTGGTGGATAAGAGATGTTGTAGGTAACACTATATGGCAGAAGCAGATAGATATAGTTAGGTCTGTAAGAGATAACCAACGTACCACTGTAAGGTCTTGCAATGGTGCGGGGAAGTCTTTTATATCTGCCAATGTAGTTGCTTGGTTTTTGTGTGCTCACCCTGAGAGTATAATTATTACCACAGCACCTACTGCTAGACAGGTGGAGGAGATTCTTTGGCAGGAGATAGCTAGGATTCACTCTACATCAAAGATGCCTCTAGGAGGTAATTTGTTAAAGACTAAGTGGGATATGGGAGCTAAGTGGTTTGCCATGGGTCTATCTACTAATGACCCTAATAGATTCCAAGGATTCCATGCACCACACATATTGGCAGTTCTTGACGAGGCTTGTGGTATTGAGCCACAGATATACGAGGCTGTTGAGGCTATTCTTACGTCTGAAGGAGCTAAGGTTCTACTCATAGGTAACCCTACTGAGCCTGACAATGAGTTCTTTAAGACGTTTAGTTCTAAGTTGTATAATAAAATTCATATATCAGCTTTTCATACTCCTAACTTCAGGAACATAGCTAATGTTGAGCAGTTGAGGAGTATGACTGAGGCTGAGTTAGATGCAGAGGTTACACACCCGTATCTAATAACACCTAAGTGGGCTAGACAAAGACTTGATGAGTGGGGAGAAGATAGTCCTGCGTTCTTGGGTCGTATACTAGGGGAGTTCCCTGATGTTGGTACACAGACTCTTATACCATTGTCTTGGGTTATGAAGGCTACAATGAGGACTCCTGACAGAGATAAGCCTTGCACACTAGGAGTTGATGTGGCTCGATTCGGAGACGACGAGTCGGTAATCTGTGTTAGGCTAGGTAATGGTGTTGAGAAGATAAGGACTTTCAACAAGCTAGATACAGTAGAAGTGGCTGACGAGGTTACTCAGGTGTTTAGAGAATATGAAAAAGTTTGTGAATTAATTGCTGTAGATGCTGTTGGGATAGGTGCAGGTGTTGCCGATACACTTCGTAAGAGAGGCTTACCTGCTATAGACATTGAGTCTGCTGAAAAAGCTTATCAATACAACAGATTCTATAACAAGAGGACTGAGATGTGGTATAAATTAAGGGAGTTGTTTAGAACAGATGCGATAGCTATTCCTAATAATGAGGTTGCTATAGGCGAGCTTACAACACCTAGGTACTCTTTTGACCAAGGCGGTAGGTATGTGTTAGAGTCTAAAAGTGATATGAAGAAAAGAGGCTTGAAGTCTCCTAATACTGCTGATGCTATAGTGTATGCTTTTGCGTATGATGGTAAGTATGATTCTCACATAGCTATGACTGGAGCTAAGCGTGAGTTTAAAGTTGGTACAGTAGGACATATAATGCAGGAACTAGAAAGAGATATTAAAAGATTGGAGGCGAATGACCCATGGAGATACTAATAGCTTTTGGGATAACACTTGCTATGATAGGCTGTTTTGCACTAGGTGTGGTGATAACTCTACAGGTAGGAAATCACTTTGTGGATAACTATGTGGAGAAAATGACACCTGAGAAGTTAAAGCAGATAGAAGAGTTAGAGCCTGAGGTACAAACTATCAAAGTGCCTGAAGAGACTTTAAGAGCAATGGGATTGGGTGAAGAAGAAATAGACGCTTTTTATAATTCAGAAAATCCATCATAAGGAGGGTGAATGATTATGTATCAGATGCAAGATGACAAGACTACTAAGGCTAGTGGTGGAGGTTTAGAAGAGAACGAGTATTCCAGTATATTATCAGCACTAAAAGCTGACCCAGTAAAGTATGGACACGAGCTTATACAGGCGTGTGAGAAGGGTATGCAACCTGCGTATCAGAGATGGGCTAGGTATAGGAAGAAGTACAGGAGAGGTTCTAAGTACTTAAATGGCGACCTTAGCCAAAGTCCTGTATACAGCACTAACTATATCTTTAATGTTATTGAGACTTTAAAGTCTAACTTGACTAGGTATCTACCTGAGATAACTGTTCAGCCTGAAGAGTTCGGTGATACTATGGCTTCAGAAATTATGACTAAAGTTCTCCATAAAGGACTAGATAAGTCTAAGTTTAAGACTAAACTTAAAAGTCAAGTCCATCATGGAGCGTTGACTGGGTTTGGGTATCAGAAAGTTTCGTATGACCCTGACGCTTACAATGGTGACGGCGAGGTTGCTATAGAGGTTATTGCACCTGAAGACTTTTTACGACTACCTTATGAGCTAGACTTTTATAGTGGTTCGTTGTTTATCCACAGAGTAAGAGATATGTCTTATGACGAGATAAAGGCTATGTATGATACTGACGATATTGAAGGTGACTATACATCACAGATAGACAAAGACAGGTCTATTGAGGGTGATAGAAAGTTCTGTGTGGGTAAGACTATAGACGTATTCGAGATTTGGATAAAAGACTTTAAAGAGGGTAAGTGGTATTACTTAACTATTGCAGGTAACACAGTACTTAAAAAATTGACTAAGAGCCCTTATAAGCATGGTAAAGCTCCTTTCAGTTGTTGGTATGATAACTACGATGAAGGTGCAGACCAAACCTATAGTTTAGCTTCAGGAGAGGTTGAAGAGATAGAGGCACTACAAGACTATGCGGATTCTTTAGACATGAAGATATATAAGAACACTAAGCAGATAGTAGCTAGACAGAAGATACTTAATCCTGCTTCAGGTATTAATAGGCACGATGTAGATGATACTCCTAGCAGGGTGTACTTGTGTACAGGTAGACCACAAGACGCTATGATGTGGGATAATCCTCCTGCACTTAGTAATGATGTGTACATGACTAGGGAGAAGATAGAGGACAGAATACAAGTTGTTACTGGTATATTCGAGGTAACTCAAGGTCAAAAACCTTCAGGTATTCAGGCTGCTAAGGCTATATCAGCTTTACAACAAGCAGGTCAAGCTAGGTTTGAATATAAGACTGAGACTCTTTTAGAATCCATAAAGTATACTTGTGAGTTAGTTTTAGAAACTCAACTCCAATACTATGACGATGAGCGTATTATTAGACTTGAAGGTGGAGAGTCTATTAAAATTATAGGAGACTACCCTGCTAGCTTAGGAGCAGATAGAGGTATAGACCCTATGACTGGTGAGGAGATTGAAGGCTACAGTCCTGAAGAGGGTGACGAAGAGATGATGAAGGCTCAGTGGAAACAGGAGAATAGTGTTGACCTAGTTCTTTCTGACATCCAGTTTAAGTATGACTTGAACGTGTCTACTCATTCATCGCTACCTGCTGATAGAGGTCAAAGGTCACAACTACACTTCGACTTATTCCGTGTGGGGGCTGTTGACAGAAGGGCGTTGTTAGACGGCTTAGACTACCCTAACAGAAGTGAAGTCCTCAAGAGATTAAGTCAGGAAGTAACAGGTAAAACACCTAACGAGGCTAATCCTGACAATCAAAAAGGACTACAAGAGAACATGATGAATCAGGCTATGGTTCAGCAGATGGCTCAGCAAGGCGGGCAACAAGGTATGATGTAAGTATTGACAAAAATATCTAGTTTATAATATAGTTTAAGGAGGAAAGTATTTATGGATGAAGAAACTTTAGTATATGAAGACCACGAAGAAGATATAGACAATTCAGAAGAAACAAACGATACTGACGATACAACAGGTCAGGAAGGCGATTCAGCCGAAGATAATTCAGATGCGGACTCGGGCGAAGACGAGGAGAAAGTTAATAGCAGTACAGATGTTAGTGACCAAGAAGGTGACCAAGATGGTGACGAAGATAGTGACCAAGATGATGGCGATGAACCTGAGTCTAAAAATGTTACCATTGACGACACTAAGGCATGGCAGAAGAGAGTTGACCGTGCTAAGAGGTCTATGGAGCGGGACTTCCTCGCTGAAGTAAACAGTCTTTCAGATGGTGTTACTATCGAACGGAAGGAAATCCCACAGGCAACTAGGTTGTGGAATTTGTTGAAGGCTAACCCTCAGCTTAATCGTGATGTGTCAAACATTATTGATAAAGTAAACAAAGAGGGAAAACTGACTGATTTAAAGGCTTATGCTAGCAACCCATTAAATCAGAATGTAAAACGTAACTCAGACGCTACTGAGGATAGGATGGAGCTTTACGAGGCTAAGTTAGACCTTAAATTCTCAGACCCAGTATTTAAAAAATATGAGTCTGAAGTAATGAAGTGGGCAGAGGATAATGACTTCCCAATCAAGACTAAGAAAAATCTTGAGTTGGCTTACAAAGCTTGGAAAGGCGATAACTCTGACAAACTTATGGCTCATGTAGAGGCTAAGACTAAGAAGAAGGCAAGTGAAGTTAAGAAGCAAAAGAAAGATGCTAAACTTATGAATAAGAAAGTTTCAGCAGTAAAAACCAAGAAAATAGACTATAGGAACTCTTCTGATAGAGCAATATTAGAAGCTGAAGGTCTAAGTTTATTTCAAGATGATTAACGAGAGGAGATGACTTTTATGTTAATAAAAGGTGGACAAGTTGTTAGTGCAGATAGACAAGGTTCAGCTAATGAGTACATCGCTGTAGGTGCGTTAGCTAGTGCAGATACAGCAGGAGGAGCTATTGGTATAGCTAACCCATTCGAGACAGAGGTAATCGTAACTGATGTTATGATTGACGTTACAACTGCTGCAACAGCTTCAGCTACAGTTGACTTAGGAATAGCAGCAGATGCTACTACTTCAGCAGACAACTTGATAGACGGAGCTAATGTTGGAGCAGGTGGAGATGGAGCTAGAGTTTATAACTCTAAAAAAGATGCAGGTACTAATGGAATCGGAGCTAAGGCATGGGCTACAACTGAGTATTTAACTATGTCTAAAGCTACTGGGGCATTAGCAGGGCTTGTGGGAAGATACACTATTAAGGCTATTAAGAGGTCTTAATTAAATTATTAATTACTGAGGAGGTAGAATATTATGGCTTTAAATTATGCAGCGATTGACGCTTTAACAAGAAAAAAGTATATACCACAGTTAGTTGATAATATATTTAAGACTAACCCTTTCATGGTATATCTGAAAGACAGACAAAAAACTTATGATGGTGGAACTAAGATAGTTCAACCTTTAATCTATGATGAGCTTGGAGGTATCAACTCTTATAGTGGGTACGACCAAATGGCTTACGATACTGATATTCCAATAACTGCGGCTGAGTTTGAACCTAAGCACATCGTAGCACCGTTTATCATATCTAAGACTGAAGAGTTGAACAACCAAGGGGAGTCTCAAGTACTTGACCTTGTGGAATCTAAAATGAAGATTTTAGAAGCGTCTTTGAAAAAAGAGTTCACATCTCAGTTGTATGCTGATGGAACTGGAAACAACTCTAAAGACCTTACAGGTTTAAGTGCGTTGTTCTCAGCTACTAACACTTATGGTGGTATCTCAAGAAGTGATTATTCTTGGTGGCAACCAGTGTTAAACGGAAACAGTGGAACTAACAGAACTCTTACAGAGAAGTTGTTAATGGACACTTACGTTGACGCTTCAGATGGTGAAGATACTCCTGATATTATCTTGACTGGTAAAGAAGGTTGGAAACAATACTACTTACTAGTTAAAGGTAGAATCACTATCTACACTGAGTCTGTTAAGAAAATGCTAGGATTAGGTTTCCAAACTCTTGAGTTCATGGGTAAGCCTGTAGTTATGGATAGAAATATTGATGAGACTTCAGGAGTTACTTATAAGTTCTTAAATATGGACTACTTAAATTTAAGACCTCATAAGGCAGCAAACATGACTCCAACTAAATTTAGACCTGACGATAGCAGACTTGCTATGAAGAAGGAGATAATTTGGACTGGTAACTTGACTTGCTCTAACTGTAGAAGACAAGCTGAATTACAAGACATTAACCCTACTGGTATTACTAGCTAGGATAAGTCTTAAATAATGAGGGGTAGGTTAATAGCCTACCCCTTTATTAGAATTAAGGAGGTGTGGTACTTATGATGACATTTTCAGAGCTTAACACAGCTATAACTGAAGAAATGCAGTTAGACCCTGGACTAGTATCTGATGCTGAGAGAAGAAGATTTATAAATGACTTTCTAAACAAAGTTGGAAATCTGCAGTTGTTAGAGAAAGTGTATGAGGAGGCTAGCGTATCAACGCAGTATGTAGACTTCCCTTCAGACTTTAGTAAGCTAAAAAGACTATACTGGTATGACGGAAGTGTTTACACTTTGTTAGAACCTGTACAGGATGACGCAGCTTTTAATTCATCTGGTAAGCCTGTAGGCTACAACATAGAAGGTAATCAAGTAAGGCTATACCCTTCTCCAAGTAGCTCAGGAACACTTAGATGGATTTATAATTATTTGCCTGCTGAATTTACAACTTCTAACGAAGGTGATACCCCTGATATACCACAGGCATGGGATGGTACTATTGTGGACTATGCTTGTTACAGGAGTCACAGGAAGAACGGGAATCAGGTAGCATCATTACAATACTATAGAGATTTTAAAGAGAGCATAGGAGACTGTATCAGGTCTTATATAGCTAGGCTTAATAGCAAAGTATATTCTTCAGTAGAGGAAGGTACAGTTGTAACGGATTCAGATACCTTTATACCGAGGTGGTGATTGAATGGCTAAGAGAAAAAATATAGAACCAAAAGCAATGATAGGAACTGTAAACAGATTTACTCAAGACGATTTTACAGGTGGGCAGAATGAGGAGCAGTCAGATACTTTGTTAGCTACCTCAGAGTCACCTAGTGCTAAGAGTATAAGACTAGATAAATTAGGAGTTTTAAGACCTGCACAGGGTAGGAAGAAAGTTTTTACAAACAACTTCTCAAATAATGGAGTTAAAGGATTACATGGGTACTATAAAAGTGATGGGTCTAAGACTTTATTATTTGCAGTAGATGACAAAATTTTAGAAAGTGATTTAAAGACTAATGTACTTTATGACACGCAGTCTGATTTTGAAGGGGGCACGCTAGGTGAGTTTACCTCGACAACAATATCTCCTGGATATATGGTTGTGGATGTACCTTCAGGTAGTGTGGATATAGACATAAGCTATGACTATAATAGTCAGTCTGATTTTGAAGGTGGAAGTCTAACATACATAAATACTGATGTATCTCCAGGGTCTATAGTAATAGCTAGTCTAGGAGAAGACTATAGCGTGTTAGAGGACACAGTGTCAGAGCTTGAGTCAGGTACACTAGACAACGTGTCAGTATCAGTACAGGCGTCTTTAGGTTTAGATATAGGTTTAGGAACTTGGAGCGATTATTCCTCAAGAGATTGGAGTGAGATGTAATGAGTACAAATACAACGAACTATAATTTAGTAAAACCTGAGTTGTCAGATGATGTAGCTCAAACAATGGGTGTGGACATACCCGCATCGTTTGATATTATTGACGCTCAGATGAAAGATAGTGCAGATAAAGTAGTTGTGGCACAAGCTAGTGTGGACACGAACTATGCAAATGTTACTGTAGCACAAGCGAGTGTTGATACTAACTATACAAATATAAACATAGCTCAAGCAAGTGTTGATACTAACTATACTAATATTAATATTGCACAAGCAAGTGTTGATACTAACTATGCTAATATTAATATTGCACAAGCAAGTGTAGATACTAATACAACTAACATATCTACAAACACAAGCAATATATCTACAAATACAACTAACATAAGCACTTTAGACTCAAATAGAGAACTAACAATAGAATCAATCGAAGGAACAAAGCAATATCTTGTTACAGATGATAGC